GAACTTTGCCACAAATATATCGGAAAAACGTACACAATAGGGGAATATTCAATGTCGCAAAGTGAACAAATAACGGCTGAAATGTTTGTAAACGATCATTTTATAGTTGTTGATCCAATTGATGAGGATCTAACGTTGGAAAATTTTTATAAATTAGTCGATGAAATTGAAAAAACGCACGAAATAACAATTAACACAACAACGATTGATCCATGGAATGAGTTAACTGAAGAATTTATTCAATCCGATTTAGGGCGCGAAGACAAATATTTGAGTAGAATTTTAGGAATGGCACGAAAAAACGCGCGAAAAACAAAACGCCACAATTGCATAATAAACCACGTTCGAGATCAAGCGCCAATTACACAAAATGAACAAACGTTTTATCCAATGCCAACGGCTCGCGATTTTGCAGGTGGTCAAGTTTGGTTTAGAAAAGGATTAACGGTTTTAATTCCATGGCGTCCACCCGCTGGATTAGTAGATTCGAAAGGTAATGTATATGAAGAAAACGAAGTACACTTAAAAGTGGCTAAAAGTAAGCCAAAAGGCGTATCAAAAAACGGAATTTATAAGTTGTATTTGGACGTTTCAAAATATCAATATTACATGCGCGACAATTTAGGCAATAAAGTTTACGCAAATCGAAAAGATGTAACAGAAATTAAACCAATTTCGAACCAATTTCCAACTAAATTAGAACTTGAAAACGTACCCGAATTAATGTCAACGAGTGAAAAAATAAGAATAGCAAACGAAAATTTACCTTTTTAAAAAATAAATATATGAGTATTGAAATTATGAAAAGAAAAGCGGGTTTAAACGTCCTATATTGGCGGATCAAAAACTCGATCGATGAAATTGAAGAAAAACACCCAGAGCGACATGATATTTTAGAACCTATGCGCGAAAGTTTGGGCGAGGTTGCTGAATCAATCGAATATTTAAACCACGTGGAAAAGGTAACACGCGCCACAAATAGCAGAAACCACGATTTAGAGTTGGAAAATTTAAAATTGAAACAGGAAAATAAAAGCCTGAATATTCATATCGGTAATTTAATCAATGGATTATGAAAACGCGAAAATGTAAATATTGCCGGCAACCTTTCGAACCAATTGCATTTTTACAAAAAAATTGCTTTGATCCTGGATGCGTTACTAAATGGATCCAAGAAACAAAGCAAAAAGAATGGAGTAAAAAAAAAGCGAAGTTAAAAGCGGATTTAATGACTTTAAGCGATTATATAAAAATCGCTCAACAAGTTTTTAATAAATTTATTCGACTTCGTGACGCGGGGCAAAATTGTATTTCATGCAATAAACCCGCATTAAAGGAAAACGCGGGACATTTTTACAACGCAAATAATCATTGGAACGTTCGATTTAACGAGGATAACGTCCATTTACAATGTGAGTATTGCAATACATATTTACACGGTAATTTAATCGAATACAGGGAAAATTTAATTACTAAAATTGGATTTTACAAATTTTCTATTTTAAAGCATGAATCCGATAAAACGCGCAAATTTTCAATTGATGAGTTAAAAGAAATTATAAGTATTTACAAGGAAAAAGTAAAAATTCTCGAAAAAAAGTAAAAATATTTTTTAAAATGCTTGTTATATTAATATTTTAAATTAAATTTGTAAACAATTAAAAACAAAGCAAATGAAAACAACAAAATTTGAAGCCGGGAACGTTTACGAAATGAGATTCGTAACAGATAGTAATTTACGTACTGAATTTATTTGTACAAAACGAACTGAAAAAACAGTAACTTTTGAAACATTTAGAAGTGCAAAAGAAAAAATCACACGCAAAGTAAAAACATACGAAGGAGTTGAATATGTTTTGGATGGAAATTATTCAATGGCTCCATGTATTAAAGCGGATAGAATTATTTATTAAAAACAAAGCAAATGAATTATTTAGAATTTTTAGAAAACAAAAAACATTCAATCGGAAATTTTGGTTTCGATGCTAATTATATTCCTGATATAGCATTTGATTTTCAAAAGGCTATAATTGAAAAATCAATCAAAAAGGGTCGTATCGCTGTTTTTGCTGATACTGGTTTAGGTAAAACTCTTATTCAATTATCGATCGCAAATAACGTAATTAGAGAAACAAATAAACATGTTTTAATATTAACACCTTTAGCGGTTGCATTTCAATTTTTAGATGAGGCTGTAAAATTAGGTATTGACGATATCGAATATTCAAAAGACGGCAAATTCACAAAAAAAATAGTAATATGTAATTACGAAAGATTGCATTATTTTAATTCAATTGATTTTGTGGGTATTATTTTAGATGAGAGTTCAATACTCAAAAATTTTGACGGTAAAATAAAGAATCAAATTAATTCATTTGTTAAAAAAATACCTTACAGATTTTTATCAACTGCAACGCCATCGCCAAATGATTTTATAGAATTAGGAACAAGCTCTGAAGCTTTAGGATATATGGGTTATATGGATATGCTGGGTAAATTTTTTAAAAACAATAATGATTCAATAGATCCAAAACATGCAGGAGAAAAATGGTATTTAAAACCACATGCCGAAAAGGATTTTTTCGCGTGGGTTAATCAATGGTCAATAATGATAAAAATGCCGTCCGATTTAGGATTTTCAAATGATCGATATAATTTACCTAATTTGATAATAAACAAGCATACAGTAGAAAATAAAAGCGAGGTTAATGTAGACGGTCAAATGCAAATGTTTAATATAATAGCTAAGAATTTTCACGAAATAAAGCATGAAGAGCGAAGTACATTAAATGAAAGATGCGAAAAGGCTTTTGAACTTGCAAATAATAAAACGTCTGTTTATTGGTGCAACTTGAATAAAGAGAGCGCATTACTTAAAGAATTAGATCGAGATGCCGTTGAAATAATTGGATCAATGTCAATAGAAAAAAAAGAAGCTATTTTAATGGATTTTGCAAAAGGAAATATTAATAGAATTATAACAAAAGCAAAGATGACCGGAATGGGTTTAAATTGGCAGCATTGTAATCATTCAGTATTTTTTCCGACTTATAGCTATGAACAATATTATCAAGCTATACGTAGATTTTGGCGTTTTGGTCAAAAAAACGATGTTACTATTGACGTTGTAATTTCAGACGGTCAAACAAAAATAATTGAAGCGCTTCAAAAGAAAACAGAAAAAGCAATCCAATTATATGAAAACCTTACAAAAGAAGTTAATTCAACTTTTGTACACAATGTAAAAGAATTTAATAAACAAATAATCAAACCTAAATTTTAAATTATGGAAAACAAAGTAAAAGATCAGTTAGTAACTGAAAATTATGCAATTTATAACAGTGATTGCATGCTGGTATTACCAACGTTGGAAAACGAAAGTATCGATTTATCAATTTATTCGCCTCCATTTGCAGGTCTTTACAATTATTCAAGTAGTCCGAATGATTTTAGTAACTGCGAATCAAAAGAACAATTTTTAGATCAATATGAATTTTTAGTTTCTGAAATGTCACGAATAACAAAACCGGGTAGAATAAACGCCGTTCATTGTACGGATGTTTTTGATAATACTTCGAGATTGTGGGATTTTCCACACGAAATAATTAGAATCCACGAAAAATACGGCTTTGAATATCGAAATAGAATTACTATTTGGAAGGAACCGCTAAAAGTTAGAATGCGTACTATGGTTCAATCTTTAATGCACAAATTTATAGTTGAAGACGCTACAAAATGCTTTACAGCTATGCCGGATTACGTTTTAATTTTCACTAAAAAAGGTGAAAATAAAGTGCCCGTAACTAATCCATGCGGTTTAAAAAAATACTTTGGAGCTACGCCTATTTTACCAAACATTTTAACGGCTTATAATAACGCAAATAATACCGAATTTAACGAGGCTCAATTGTGGGACTATTTAAACAAGAAATTTAGGTATCATGAAGATCCAAAAAGCAATAAATTAAGCCATTATATTTGGCAGCGTTACGCTTCATCGGTTTGGGACGATATTAGGATTGATAATGTATTACCGTTTAGAGATTCACGCGAAGAGGACGACGAAAAACACGTACACCCTTTACAATTAGATGTAATTGATAGAATAGTAGAATTATATTCAAATGAAAATGAAGTAGTATTTACGCCATTTATGGGGGTTGGTAGCGAAGTTTATTCACCTGTTTCACTTAATAGAAAAGCAATTGGAATTGAATTAAAAGATAGTTACTTTAAACAGGCTAAAATAAATTTAAGTTTAGCCGAAAAAAGATTTAAAAATACGGATATTCAAAATACTTTATTTGAGTAATATGATAACAAATTTTGAAAATTATACAAATGAATTAAACGATCGGGAAATGGAAATTTTACCGATTGTAATTCATGGATTTAGGGCGTATAAAAAAAATAATCCAATCAAAGCGGAATTAATAGTAAAACGAATGAATCAATTTTTGACTGATCGCGGGTATAAAATAAGATTAACGCAACCACGATTACGAAAGCTGGTTAATTATATTCGTTCAAATAGCTTATTACCGTTAATTGCGACCTCACAAGGGTACTTTACAACTGATTGTAAGGAAACTATTGAAAACCAAATTAAAAGCCTTTACGAGCGAGCAAATTCAATTGAACGATGCGCAAATGGATTAAAAGAATTTTTGTAATGATAAAAGAAATTCCAATATTTGAAGCCGGAACTTATAATAAACCGTGTGAATTATTTCAGGATAAAAAAATCGGTTCCGTTCTTTGCGTTGGCCATTCAATTTTAGGAACAAAAAAATGTGATCACTGCGTTTCGTATAAAGAAAATAATAATTATTATTTGGAAATACTCAAAGAAAACATTCCAATTGTTTCTGAAGTGATTTGTAACAGGCCAGCGCCACAATTAACACTATTTTAAAATCAAAAGAATTTTTGTAATATTTTTTTAAAAGTATTGTTATATTAAAAATTTAGTTTATATTTGTAAACAATTTAATTCAAAGCAAAATGAAAAATCTATTTAAATCGTTGGCAGCGTTCCAACAGGAAATCAAAGTAATTCACAAAGGTACTTCAGGTTATGCGAATCAATACAAGTTCGCTGATTTACCTAAAATTTTCGAATCAATTAATCCGTTAATGCAAAAACATGGATTAGGATTTACGCAAATGATTAACAGTCACGAGGGGCAAAATTATTTAGTTACGATTGTATTCCATAGTGAAAGCGGTGAAAAACTTGAATCGAGTACTTTAATTCCAAACGTTCAACTTGCAAAAATGAACGAACATCAATGTTTCGGATCCGGAATAACTTACTACCGTCGTTACTGTTTAAGTGCAATTTTAGGCTTAGTTACGGATGTAGATAACGACGCATCAGGAAAACAAGTTTTGGATTATAAAAGATTTCACGCTGCGGTTGAAAAAATCAAAAACGGAGAATTTACGCGCGCTGCATTAGAGGAACGTTTTGAACTTGGAAAGGATCAAATTGATTTATTGAATGAGAATGGAATCTAAAACAGTATTATTCGACGCGGATAGCCTTGTTTATCAATCGATTTACAAGGTTATCAGTTTCGGAGAAATCCGTAACATGCTAAAAAGCGGAAAATTACGCTTCGAGATTGAAATGGAAATATTACAACGCGGTTACGATCGATTTGAAAAAATTAGTTTCGACATTTTAAACGAAATTGAAGAGCATTTTCACGTAGAAAAAACACTATATTTTTTTACCAAATGTAAAAACAACTTTCGAAAAGAAATTGATCCACAATACAAAGCAAACCGTAAAAAGCCAAATCGCTGGATTTCTGAATTACGTGATTATTTAATCGAGTATTGGAATAATTCATTTGCTCATGACGAATACGAAGCAGACGACCTTATTTTTTACAACGCTCAACTGTTAAATGTAAACGATTATATAATTTGTTCAATCGACAAAGATTTAAAGCAAATTGAAGGCCTGCATTTTGATTATTACCAACTCAAAAGATACGACGAAAACGGCGAAGAATTTAAGATTCGTAAAGGGTTTATTTACATGGATCCAACTGATTGCGAAAATTTACTTTGTGAACTGTTTTTAGTCGGTGACTCATGCGATAATATAAAAGGCGTAAAAGGAATTGGAAAAGCAAAAGCGGCCAAAATTATAGAATCAAAAAATACAAGTTACGGAAAATTTCGAGCGATTTGCGAAGCGTATAAAAACGAATCTGAATTTTGGAAGGAAAAATTACGAATGAATTATAAATTATTAAAATTTCAATAAATGGGACCAAAAGAAAAAGCAAAAGATATTTGGCTAAAATGTTTTAAAAAACAAAGAAAAATTAGAGGAAAAGGAGATGGCGATGTATCTGTTGAAATGGCATTAATTACAGTTGATGAAATATTGAAAGCGCCACACGAAAATTGTTACGTGGAATTAATACCAACCGACGCCGAAAATACGGATTGGTTTTGGAATAAATTTAACGAATATTGGAACGAAGTGAAAAACGAAATTAAAAAGTTATGAATCCAGAAGTTAACGAAGAGATTAAAGAATTAAAGAACCAAATTAAGGAGTTACGAGGCGTTTTAAGTTATATAATTGAAAACATAGACAATAACACGCCGTTACATAGTAATTCGCTTATAATCAAAATTTGTAGGGAAGAGTTAAAAACAAATAAATAAAATAAAAATGGAAAACAAAATTTACGACAATTCAGGAGCGTTATTTACAAACGATAAAAAAGTAAAAGAAACGCAGCCAGATTTAAACGGTAAAATCACGATCAACGGCCGAGAATTCTTTTTAAGCGCATGGAAAAAACAATCAAAAGACGGCAAAGGGTTTTTAAGTTTATCAATTAAACCGGTTGACGAAGTTCAACAAATGCCTGAAGTACCTACAAAATCAGTTTTAGACGATTTTTTAAATGATTTTTAAGAATGAAAGCGACAAAAATAATTGCGAACAGCGATCAAATTACGCGGAATCTACTTCGAGAATATTTGAATAAAACAGGAATAACATTAAACGCGTTTTGCCTGGATGCTAAATTACACCAAAGTAACATTCACACGTTTTTAAACGGTAAATCACTTACAAGTAAAACAATTCAACGCGTGGCTGCGTATCTTTATTCGAAAGGAATGTAGAAATTAAGAGCGAAATGTAAAAAATTTCGCTTTTTTTTTGTCAAAATATTGTTTATTAAAATAATTATATTAATTTTGAAGAAATAATTAAAAACAAAGCAATGAAAAAAGAACTAAAAACAATCGAATTCGCAGGTAAAAATTTTAAAATTGTGGATTTGGAATTTCACGGTAACGAGGTATTTTTTAGCATCGTTATTGGTGAAAAAGAGGCATTCGGAAAAGGTGATTTAACGTTTAATTGCACAGTTGAATACGGTGAATTCGTTTACGATAATTGTGATTTAATGCTCGAATCGTTTCAATGGGATCACAATATGGAATTATTTTTTATGAATAACAGAAATACAAAATTAATTTGTGATGCGATTGAAGCAATTGTAAACGAGGAACCTGAAAATTTTGGCTTTGATCCTGAAGCCTACGAAAACGAACAAATGGAATGGCATGCGGATTTGAATTACCAAATTAGACGCGAATCATGCGCGAATTAATAATAATCAATATCATTTTATACGTAGCGATTGCGGTTTATATGTTAGAAATAAACCGCAAAAATCGCGATAATAAAAATAAATAATATAAATTTGAAGCATGAAAAAACTAAAATTAATTACAGGATTTTTAATACTACCAATTTTTACAGCCTTATTCGTAATGGATAGAATTATTTTAACGGCTTGTTGGTGGATTACTTCAATACCGATTCAAACGTGGATTTACGACGAGTCACACGCATATAAAAGTTTAGTTAGAGTAATAGTTGCATTGTCAATTTATGGACTGTTTAAATTGATATTTTAAAAAACGTAAATTTGTCTAAAAAACATGGATAATAAACACGAAATAGAATTCATTGAAGCCATTAAAAAACATGAATGGATGCGTTGGAGCCATGTAGATTGGCAAGCACTCAGTTTTTCACGCGCAACCGCTTACAATCATAAATTGGATAAATTAGACACAATAAAAGAAACCTTTGAACAAAACAGATCACAGGCAACAAGTTATTTGCTTAAAAAATGGATTAAATCAGATAATGCAACTTTACAAATTGCAGCGTTTAAAATAGTCGCAGATTCGGACGATCACAAACGATTAAATCAAACATACGTTGAACAAAAAAATAACGATGTAGATTTAAGCGATTTAAGTACTGAAGAAATTCGAGAATTATTACAAACTAAAGAAATAGAATAATTTTTTTTGTATATTTGTATTGCGGGTAGAAGTGGATTAGCTACCCTTTGAAAGCCTAAGCGTTTAGGGTTCCCGCAATTCAATAAACGCATTATTTAACGCAAAAAAATGGAAGAAATTTATTTAAAAATTCCAAATTATGACAATTATTGGGTGTCAAATTTTGGTAACATTAAAAGTAATTATTCTGGAAAAGAAAAATTACTATCTAAAAGAAAAAGCAAAAACGGTTATGTAAGTGTTTTATTGTATAAAAAAGGTTTTAAACCAAAAACAATAAATATTCATCAATTAGTAGCAGTTTGTTTTTTAAATCATAAAATAGACGGTTATAACAAAATAATCGATCATAAAAACAAAATTAGAGACGATAATAGAGTTGAAAATTTACAAATAATTACACCTCGTGAAAATGTTACTAAAGAAATATTTAAAAAAAACGGTTATTGTGGAATGACATTTGAAAAAAGCACAAATAAATATATGGTTAGGGTTACTAAAAATAAAAAAAGTATTTATATTGGGCGTTATAATTCAATTGATGAAGCACAAAAAGCATACAATAACGCATTAAAATGACTCAAAGACAAATACAAATAAGAAAAACGTTATTACATGAGTTATGTAGACGCGATTTTTGGGAGTTTTGTTTGTTTTATGATCGAGAATTATTTGAAAAAAGACCGTTTTTAAAAGAAATTGCCAGCGCTTTTCAAGAAATTGAAGATAATAAAATTAAAAGTTTATCTGTTTCAATGCCGCCTCGAGCTGGAAAATCATATATTACCAGTCTTTTTTGTGCGTGGGTATTAGGTAGAAATCCAACCGAAAGCATATTACGTAACACATGCACGGCAACCCTATATTTAAAATTCAGTTACGACGTTAGAACGATTGTAAAATCCGATAAATTTAGAACTATTTTTCCCACTGTCTATTTGAGCAACGATAAAGCCAATTTACAGGGTTGGAATACAAACCACAGTAAACAAGTTGGATATTTTGGCGCAGGCGTTGGCGGAACAATTATCGGTTTTGGAGCGACCAAAATAGGCGTTACCGACGATTTATATAGAAATCTCGAAGATGCGCTAAGCGACACCGTAAACGATCGAATAATTCAATGGAAAGAGGCTACGCATGATTCACGTTTCGAAAGTGGATGCGCCCGAATTGATATCGGCACCCGCTGGAGTTTAAACGACGTGATAGGTAGAAATATTCAACAAAAAATATACGATAAATCGATTATAGTTTCGGCATTAAATGAGAATAACGAATCATTTTGCAGCGATGTAATGACTACGGAAGAGTATTTAATCAAAAAAAAGCGCACCGATCCGTCAATTTGGGCTGCGGAATACATGCAGGAACCGGTCGATATCAAGGGTCGATTATTCAGTGAATTGAAATTCATTTCCACAACCGATTTAAACAGCATAAAAAACAAAATCGATGGTTGTATTGGATACGTTGACGTTGCTGATCAGGGTGCGGATTATACGGCATGCGCTATTTTAGCAGTTATAAACAAAGAATTTTATTTAGTGGATTACGTGTTCAATAAATCGAATACCGATATTACATTGCCGTTAATTGCTGCCAAATTAAACGAGTGGAATGTTACATATTGCCGGGTTGAATCCAACTCTATGGGTGCTATGTTTTCGCGGATGCTTCAAAAAGAAACAAAAACAAAGATTTTACAAGTACATAACACCACAAATAAACAAACGCGAATTCTAATGAATAGCGTTTTTATTCAACAAAGAATAAATTTTGTACGTCCGGGAACGCCTGAAAGCGAATTGTTTATTGATAACGTAATGAATTATTCAAAAGAGGGCAAAAATAAAAACGATGACGCTCCCGATTGTTTAGCCGGTTTATCGATATTTGCGCAGTCGATGTTCAAACACCTTATATAAAAAAAATTAACTTACAAGTGAATTCCTAATTATTTTCGACTAATTTTGTCAAAAACTATTTAATGGCGTTCGATTTTATTACAGCCTTTACAGATAATTTATTTAATCGCGATCGATATTCGAATATTGTACGTAATTTATTACCGCCCACGGCTCAAGTTTGGGGAAAAAAAGAGGCTGTTTGGTTGGATACCGGCGACGCGTGGCGTTTGTTTGTTGATATTCCGGAGTTACGTATGGTAATTAATAAACGCGCGTCAATGATGAGCGGAAATAAGCCTAAATTATACGATAAAAACGGTGATTTGGTCGAGAATCATTGGTTAAATGATCTAATTAAGCAGCCAAACGCAGTTCAAAGTTGGTCGGACGTCGTTTATTCGATGAGCGTT